TGCGAAGACTGCGACAACGAGATCCCCGCTGCGCGCCAGGCGCTGGGCGGAATGATCCGCTGCGTACCGTGCCAGTCCATTTTTGAGAAGGAGGCTCAGCGATGAGCGCGAATCAGGCCGCCCAGGACACCGCCATTGCCTTGGCCAAAGCGTCGCCTGCGATCGGCGTGGCCGCCACCGGTGTGACGGGTACCGTCGATTGGTCGGCAGTCGCGTACATGCTGACCGCGCTTTACATGGTGCTGCAGATCCTTCTGCTGGCCCCCAAGTATCGCCAGATGCTGCGCGACTGGAGGACCAAGCTGTGAGCCTGCGCAACAAGATCGCCGCCGGCGTCATCGCGCTGGCCAGCGCCACGCTGATGTCGTTTCTGGGCACTTGGGAAGGCGCCGGACAAAACACCGTGTACGCCGACAAGCTGGCCGGCGGCCTGCCAACGGTATGCAAGGGCATCACCCGTCATACCAGCCCCATGCCGGTGATCGTCGGTGACTTCTGGTCCGACGCTCGCTGCGCCGAGGTGGAGAGCCTGGTGGTGCGCAAGGGGCAACTGCAGCTGGCTGACTGCCTGACCAATCAGGTGATCGGGCAGAACACCTTCGACGCGCTGAGCAGCCACGCGCACAACGTTGGCACGGCCAATACCTGCGCCAGTCGCGCCGTGGGCCTGATCAATGCGGGCCGACTGGTTGAGGGTTGCAACGCTCTCGCATGGGCCCCGGACGGCAAAACGCCGGTCTGGTCCTACGTCACCGACGCCCAGGGCAAAAAGGTGTTTGTTCCAGGGCTGCACAACCGGCGCCGGGCAGAAGCGGGGCTTTGCCTCAAATGACGATCAGTCCGCTGCGTGTCGTATTGCTCCTGGTGCTCGCTGGCTTGTTGGCCTGGTGCTCGTTCGATTGGGTGGCTGACCAACGCGACACCGCCCGACGCGAGCGCGATAGCGCCCAGTCCGAAGCCCAGGGCCTGCGCGAAGCGGCCCGGATCAGCGGCGAGATGTTGGCCGCCCGTGACCGTATTGACCTTAAACGCACCGAGGAATTGAACGATGCGAATGCTCAGATCGATGCTCTACGTCTCGATGTTGACGCTGGCCGTCAGCGGTTGTCAGTCCGCGCCACCTGCAGACCCGTCCTGTCCGCTGCCTCCGGCGCCGGCGGCGTGGTTGATGCAGGCACCGCCGAACTCGCAGCAGACGCTCGACAAGATTATTTCACCCTCCGCAGCCAGCTCGCCCTGAGCAAGCAAATGATCCTCGGCCTGCAGGACCACATACGCCAGGTGGTCATGCGATCGCCGGCAACCGATTCAACCCTTAAACCAACGGAAAACACCCCATGAGCGAAGTAAACCGCGACATCACCCTGGAAATTGCCGGTACCGAGTTTGTGTTCAGCCTCACCCCGCAGGACGTGACCAAGTACTTCAACTCCACCACCAACAGCAACAAGGTGGCGCCGGCGAACAACCTGCTGGTGAACACCGTACAGCAGGAACAGCGCGCCTCGCTGAAGCCACTGCTGGCCAACCCGGTCACCGTGATGGAGCTGGTCGGTGCACTGCTCGAGGAGTACTCGCCGGACGTTGAAATCATCGTAAAAAAGTCCTCGGGCACGCTGAAGGCCTGAAGGACGACGGTTTAGGGCAGCTCGTTGCCCTGACCACCCGCTGGCTACCTGGTGCAGAGCCCACGATTGAAAACATGGGCACGGCCAAGTGGCTGGAAGACGAACACTGGCGCCGGATGGAGATAGCCGTAGCAAACGGCATCGCCTTCGCGTTGAACGGATAGGACACCCATGGCTGACCGCGCTGCCCGCTTGGCTTTCATCCTCAGCCTGACCGACAAGGTCAGCGCCCCGTTGGGCAAGGTGAAAACCAGCTTTTCCGACCTGGCCAACCAGGGACAGCAGAACATCGTGAAGATGGGCGCAGGGCTGGCCGGGATGGTGGGCGCCGGTGTTGCCATCACCGAATCATTGGAACCAGCACTGGAGATGAACCGCGCTCTGGGCGAGGTTCGTTCCCTGGGCGTCGCTGAAGATGCCCTGGACGCGCTCAACCGCAAGTCGCTGGAGTTTTCCGTGGCCTACGGCGAGAACGCCCAGGCCTTCGTCGCCTCCGCGTACAGCATTTCAGGTGCAATCAAGGGCTTGGCCGGCGAGCAGCTGGCTACGTTCACCAACACCAGCAACCTGCTGGCCAAGGCGACCAAGTCCGACGCGGAGACCATGGGTGTCTACGTCGGCACCATGTACAACCTGTTCAAGGCCTCCGCTGATTCCATGGGCAAAAGCCAATGGGTCGAGAAGCTGGGCGGGCAAACGGCGTTGGCGGTGCAGCTGTTCCGTACCGACGGTGCGCAGCTCAAGGACGCATTCAAGGAAGTCGGGGCGATCGCAACCAGCTTCGGCGTCGACATGGCTGAGCAGTTTGCCGTGATCGGCTCGCTGAGCAGCACCATGGAAGGCGGCGATGCCGGCGGGCGCTACAAGGCGTTCTTTGAAAACGCCGCGGCTGGCTCCGAAAAGCTGGGGGTCAAGCTGACCGACCAACAGGGCAAGATGCTGCCGATCCTTGATGTCCTGGACAGACTGCAGGGCAAATTGGGCGACCTGAACAGCGCGTCGGCCAGTGCGAAGCTGCTCGATGCGTTCGGCGGCGAAGGCGCCCAGGTGATCGGCGCGCTGGCCAAGGACACCGACCGGCTTAAGAACGGACTGGATCAACTGGGCAAGGTGCGGGGACTGGAAAGCGCCGAGAAGATGGCCCAGGCCATGGTCGACCCATGGCAGCAGTTCGGCGCCGCCGTGCAAGCGCTGCGCATCGCGTTCGGTCAGTCGCTGATTCCCTTGCTCACGCCGTTGATGGATCGCCTGGTGGGCATCGCCTCGACGCTGACGCGCTGGACCCAGCTGTTTCCCAACATCACCCGCGTGGTGGGCATCACCGTGCTGGTGATCCTCGGCCTGGCCGGCGCGATGGCGGCGCTGACGTTCGTGGTTGGTCTGAGCAAAATGGTTTGGCTGTCCCTGGTGACAATCTGGAAGGTGCTCACCTGGACGGGGTTTCGCAGCATCGCCATGTTCCTGTTCCACACGGTGATGATCAGCGCCTTCGTGGTCGGCCTGGTCGCGCTGTACACCTGGATGGGCCTTGTGCGTGTTGCGATGCTGCTGTGGCAGGGCGCCATCTGGTTGGTCAACGCCGCCATGCTGGCCAACCCGGTGTTGCTGATCATTGCCGGGATCGCCGCGCTGATCGCGCTGGTGGTCGCCGCCGTTGTGTATTGGGACCAGTGGACCGCCGCGTTGATGAATACCGCCGCGTTCAAGTGGGTGGCCGATCAGCTGCAGCGGCTCTCTGACTGGTTTGGTTCTATCGGCGGCTGGACCGGCATGGCCCGCGCCGCTTGGGAAGGCATCGTCGCGATCTTCAAGAGTGCGATCAACGGCCTGATCGACATGCTGAACAAAATCCCGGGCGTGGAGATCGATGCCGCTTTTGGTGACCTGCCAAGCCCGTCGGAAATCGGTGGCCTGTCGGCGCCGATCGCGGAAGAAGCGCGCAAGCGCATGAACGGCGCCATGAACAGCATTTCCCCGAATGGACCTACCGCCGTTCCACCTGGTGGGCTGCTGCGCAGCATCCAGAACAGCAACACCCAGACCCAGAGCAAGACGAATCACATCGAGAAAGTGGAAATCCATACCGCCAAGCCGATGAGTCCGCTGGAGCTGGAAAACATGATGAGCATGGCGGTGGGCGGATGAGCCTCTATATCGACCTGCTGATCACCAACAACGACCTGACCCTGGACCCATCCAACCAGCCCTTGCTGGTCGACGATCGGGGCAGCATCGCCCAGGACATCGCTCACATGATCCGCGAAAGCGGGTTGCTGGTGACCCTTGTGGCAGAACGCAGCCGCCTGCGCCAGGCCGATTGCATCCAGCAATTGGAGCTGCTGGTGGAGGCTGACGAACGTCTGGTACCGGGCACCACGCGCTTCATTTCCCAAGGCGATGGCCAGTACCTGGTCACGGCCAAAACCGTCGAATTCGGATCAGTCGAGGTAGTCCTGTGAGTGACGTGGATTTCAAACAGGCGCTCAGCGATGCCGGTGTGCCGACAACCGAGGCAAAGTTGCGCGCCGCGTGGGAGGCCGAGGTGGTTGCCCAGGGCAGCAAACTCAGCAACACCAGCGCCTGGTCGCCGTTCTGGCGTCTGGTCACCGCGCTGGTTACTAAGCCGGTGCTGTGGCTGATCGAGTTCATCGCCGGCACCGTGCTGCCCAATTTCTTTGTGAAAACCGCCGTCGACGCCTGGCTGGACATGTTGGCCTGGCAGGTCAACGTCACCCGCAAGCCGGCGACCAAGGCTGAAGGCATGCTGCTCTTCACCAGGAGTGCGATCGCCGGCACGCTGGAGATCCCGGTGGGCACCCGTGTGCAATCGATTGCCATCAACGGCAACGTGTACATCATGCTGACCACCGAAGCGATCAGCTTTGCCGATGGGCAATCGCAAGTCCTGGTACCGGTCATTGCGAGGGAGGCCGGCAGTGGTTTCAACCTGGCCCCGGGTTATTACTCGATTTTGCCTGAGCCGGTACCGGGCGTGATTCAGGTCGTCAACGCCGACGGTTGGCTCAGCCAACCCGGGGCGGATATCGAATCCAATGATGACCTGCGCCTTCGGACCCGCAACCAGTTTTCAGCTGTCAACCAGTGGCACACTGACGCGGTGTATCGCGCCATGATCGCCGTCTTCCCGGGCGTGCAGGCCGACGGTATCTACTTCGAACACAACGCACCCCGGGGCCCAGGCAGCGCCAATGCCTTTGTGTTGTTTAAGGCCGATTCACCGGCAGAATCCTACCTTGCCCAGATCAACAGCTACATCCGCGACGAGGGTAACCACGGGCACGGGGACGATCTGCTGGTGATGCAGATGCCTGAGACCCAGCACCTGGTGCAACTGACCGTCTGGCCCAAAGCCGAAGTGGGTGCCGAGCGTTGGCCAAAGCTGAAGTCTGACATCGAGTTGTACATCCGTGCTGCGTTCCGCGAGAGCACCGAGAGCGACTATAAACCGACCCTGACCCCAACCCTGACCTTCCCGCAGTCGCGCTTTTCCTTCAGCCGTCTGGGTGAGGAGCTGCACCAGCAGTTTGCGGGTATTGATTCGCTGCACTTCGAGAACAGCGACATCATTTCCGAGCTGACGATTCCGCGGCTGACTGGCGTGGAGATCCTGCAAGGTGCTTAAGCTGAGTCTTCCTTTCTGGCTCGATGGCCCCGAGCTGGCCAAGCTCAAGGCTGCCGCCCAGTCCTGGTGGGAAAAGGTCGAGGGCTGGCTACGCTGGCCGCTGCTGCAGCTGGACGCTGAGACCTGCCACCTGAGCGTGCTCGATCTGCTGGCCTGGCAGCGCGACATTCAGCGCTTTCACGGTGAGCCCGAGCGCTTGTACCGGTTGCGGGTGAAGTACGCCTTCATCAACGCCGTCGACGCGGGCAGCACCGCCGGGATGATCCGGATCTTTCAACGCCTGGGCGTTGGCTATGTGGAGATCGAGGAACGTCTGGCGGGTATGGATTGGGACATCGTGCTGCTGCACCTCTCCGACACCCAGCTCAGCGAAAACCCGGTGCTGCTGCGCGTGCTAATGCAGCAATACGGCCGGACCTGTCGCCGCTACGACTTCGTCACGATCACGCCGGTCAGCCTGAACATCCGCGTGGCCGACTTCAACGACGACCAGCAAACCCTGATCGCCACCCTGGACGACAGCGCAAGCCGTCTGGTCGTGATCAACGAGCTGGCCCTGATGACCATTTTGACCGACCCATTTAGGAGCACCCATGGGAGCTAGCATTACCCTCGCCGGCGAGAGCCTCATTGCCCAAAAGCAGGGTGCTCAGCAGGTCCTCGATGTTGCTCGCTTCGTGCTGGCCAACGTGCCAGGCCTGGATACCAATGCGGCTGTCGATCGTGCCGCCGGCAAACCTCCGTCCGCGCAGATCGTCTACACCGCCAACGTCAACCGTAAGGGCTATGTCAGCCCGCGTCAGGTGATCTACAGCCTGATGGTCGGTTCCGACATCGGCGATTGGGACTTCAACTGGATCGGGCTGGAGACCGCCGAGGGCGTGTTGCTGGCAGTGGCCTATGTGCCGATCCAGCAAAAGCGCAAAAACATCCCGCCACTACAGATTGGCAACAACATCACCCGCAACTTCCTGGTGGAGTTCAACGGCGCCCAGGCGCTGACCGGCCTGGTGGTCGATGCGAGCACTTGGCAGCACGACTTCACCGTGCGCCTGAATGGCATCGATGAGCGCGAGCGCCTGTCCAACCGCGACATCTTCGGGCGCGTTTGTTACCTGGGCCCGGGCCTGCAGATGGAGCGCAGCTTCGGGCTGTATCAGCTCAAGGCCGGAGTTGCCTATGTCGAAGGTGTGCGGGTGTTCCTGACTGAGCCCGTCCAGGTGCAGTTGCCGGCACTTCCTGCCAAGGCTTGGTTGGATGTTGCTCTGGTTCGGGTTGGCAGCGACGTGGTGTCGAACTGGACGGTGGTTTTCGGCGCCGACAAGCAGGACTACCAGGACAACAACGGCGTTCGGCATTACCTGGTGGAGCTGGCCACCGTGGCGGCGACCACCGAGATCACCGATCAACGTGCAAGCCAGCCGATCACGGTTGAACTGGTGAAGTACTTCGCAGCCCGTGATGGCGACTATGAAGGCCTGCGCGCTCGAGCAACCACCAAGGACGACGTCGATCTGGGCAATCTGCCGAACGCCAAGAGCGATGATCCAGCGACCGACAGCAGCGACATTCTGGCAACCACCAAGGCCCTCAGCGCACTGCGCAAGCTGATCGATGGCGCCCAGGTCGGCCTGATCGGTTCGTTTGCCATGATCACTCCACCGGATGGCTGGCTGCGCGCAAATGGCGCGGCGGTGTCGCGTACCGTCTATGCCGCGTTGTTCGCCAAGATCGGCACCACCTACGGTGCTGGCGACGGCGTCAGTACCTTTAACCTGCCGGACCCTCGCGGCAAGTTCGTCCGTGCCCTGGACGATGGCCGGGGACTCGATGCGGGCCGGGTGCTGGGTAGTTCCCAGGCCGATGACATCCGCAGTCACAGCCACACCGGCAATTCCGGCGCGGCGGGCGGCCACAGCCACACCGGCAGTTCAAGTGCGGCAGGCAACCACATCCACAACGCGTCCAGCGATTCCCAGGGAGCTCACGCTCACACGGTGAAAGAGGGTTCGACCAACCCAAGCATGATCGGAGGCGAGCTCTTGGCGTCTGGCGATGATGTCACTCAAGTCGCCGGCTCTCACTCAACGACGTCCACCGATGGCGCGCACGCCCACAACATCACCGTCGACGCAGCGGGCGATCACTCCCACGTCATCACGATCAATGCTGCGGTCGACCACTCCCACGCCATCACGATCAACGCGACCGGCGGCAACGAAACGCGCCCAACCAACATCGCGTTCCTCGTCTGCATCAAGTACTGAGAGCTGCCATGAATACCAAGACCGTTTTCCAAACCGACCAGCTGGGTATCTACATCGGTGAAGCCTTTGCCGATCGCTCGCCGCTTGAGGTCGATGTCTGGCTGATTCCGGGCGGATGTGTGGAGACGCCACCGCCGGCGATCCCGGCGCGCAAGGCTGCTCGCTGGTTGGGCAACAAATGGCAGCTGATCGACTCGTACCAGGGCTTGACCGCGTACAACGAGCAAACCCGGGAACCCATGGTGGTTGATCGCGTTGGTCCAATTCCGCCGGGTTACACGCTGGAGGTGCCGGGGCCGGGTCAGGTATGGGATGGCAAGCATTGGGTCGATGACGTTCCCGCCGTGATCGAGCTGCGTTATGTCGCGCAGATGGCCATGGTCAATCAGGCCTGCACACAGCAGATCGTCGGCGGCTTCTGGTCCGAGGCGCTGGGTGAACGCTGCTTCTATGACAGTGAGCTGCAGGACCAGCTGAATTTGACCGGGATGATCCTGCGCGGTACCGACGGTTTTCTGTCCTGTACCGACGAGGCCGGTGGCAAAGCTTTTCTGGAACACACCATCGCCCAGTTGCGCCACATCGGTGACGAGTTCACCGAGTTGAAGCTGCAGCTGCTGCGCAAAGCCAACGATCTGAAAGCGGCGCTCACCGCTGCCCGGGCGGCTGGTGATCTCGACGCGCTAAACGCAGTGACTTGGGGAGCTGACGCCGTATGAACTGGGCGCCTGTGAAAATGCGCTGGCCTGAACAGTCCACCCAGTGGATGGGGGACCTGGCCGAGTCGCAAGGCCTTGCCGGCGTGGAACTGGAAAGCACCGGTGAGCGTGTCGCCGCGTTGGCGTCGATGGCCACTACATCGCCCGGTCCCGTGGGCGCCGCTGCCGCACAGGCCGTAGCGGCCGGTCGCGCTGCGCTGGCCGGTGCTTTGGGCGAGGCACCGTTGTGCCTGGTCGTTACGCCATTCCAGAGCGGAGTAGGGCAGGGCACGGGATACCAGCGTTACCTGTCCGCACCCAACCTGCTGCAGCACATGGGCGCCAAGCTCGAGGACAGCAGCGATGACAATCGCCCTGGGGATCAGCAATACGCCCTGGTGTTGATGTTCCTGGGCACGCGATACGACCAGCTGGCCACGTCACTGTCGGCGTTCAACCGTATTTTGCCGACCGCCGATCTGCAGCGGGCCGAGCGCCGCGCCCAGCAGCTGTTTGATCTGGAGAGCGAGAAGTGGGAGTTGCCGACATCAGGCACGCTGCCACTGTGGGACAAGCTGCCCCTGGATCGATGCACGGTGACCAAGGTCGCTGGCCAAGCCATGTCGGGCCAGTTGGCCGCGCTGGAGGGTTACGCAGATAGCAGCCCGCTGGGCGATCTGGCGTCGATGGCCACCCGCAAAGCCAGCCAGGCCCAAGCGCAGGCCAAACGTCTGGACGACCTCAAGGCGCAGTTTGCTGACAGCTCAGCCGACAGCACCATGCAAGCCCGATTCATTGGCCCGGGTAACGCGGCCGAATTGCGCAAGCAGTTGCTCGCGGGAAGTGCACCTGGTCACGAATGGCCGCTGTCCGCCGGCGTGATGTTGGTCGGTTCGCTGCCTGGCCTGAGCTTCGTTCGGGAGCTGGTCGGCCTATGACGATGCTGCTGAATGGCGAACAGGTGCAGGGCAAAGGCCTCAAGGTCACCGCGAACCTGCGCATCGAAAGTGGTGACCTGTCGGGGCAGACCAGCAACACCGAGACCGCTCACAAGGGCTTCAAGCCCAAAACCCTGACCGTCACGATGACGATTCGCTACGTCGATGCAGTGCAACTGCGCTCGCTGATGAGCCTGGCCGAGGCCACCGAAAGCGGTGGGCAACTGCGCACCTATCGAGTGGTAAACGACACCGCTGCAGCCTTCGGCGTGCGCCAGGTGCAATTCTCCGACGGCGTGAGCGCCCGGGAGGACGACATTTTGAGCGCCTGGCGGGTCCAGTTCACGTTGAGTGAAAAGCTGTCGAACCCGGAACGGGTGGAGAAGCGCCGCGAGGTCGCCGCCGTCAATCAGCAAGGCGCCGGTGGCCAGGCTGTAGGTGGTAGTGGGGGCAGTGGCGGCAATGGCACCGGTGGTTCGTCCAGTGGTGAGCTGAGTGGCTTGGAAGCCGTGCTCAAGAAGGTCGACCAGTACATTGGTGGCGAATCATGAGCATGAAGCTGAACAAGGTTCTGACCATCGCCGGTACCGTCTATCCGCTGGTCAAGGATGACGTCCGCCTTGAACTGCGGAACCCGGGGCGGGCCTTGTTCACCGTCCAGGCAGCGGCACCGGTCAAGGGTCTGGTGATGCTGGACATGGGTTACAACGAAGGGCCGCTGCAGCGCCATTTCATCGGCTACGTCGAGCGCTGCACACCCTCGAACGCGACAGAGCAAGTCCTCTACTGCCGCGAGCTGGCCGCCGTGCTGGCCAACCCGCTGCCGATGAATCTGCGCCATGCCGATCTACGCACCGTCCTGGGCGAAATCAACCAGAAGACAGCGCTGACCTTTCGAGTTCCGGATCAGGCCTACGCCAAGGTAAAAGCGCCGTTTTTCTACAGCCTTGCCGCCGGTTATCAGGCGATGGACAGCCTCGCCCAAGTGTTTGGCATCCCCGACTTCATGTGGCAGCAGCAGGGCAACGGCGAAGTGTTCGTGGGGAGCTGGGCAGACAGCTTTTTCGGTACCAAGTCGCCGCTGCAGCTGCCGATCGAACTGTTCGACGACTACCAGGGCAATCAAAGCGCGATGGTCGCGGCCTTACCCGGGCTCAGACCAGGTGCAACCATCAACAATGACGAGCGAATCACCCAGGTGATCCTTGTCGGCAATCAAATGGCGATCAAATGGAAGAAGTAATCCGCCGCAGCGTCGAGCGCCAGTTTCCAGAACTGACCGGGGGCTATCACCTACCGCGTTTCGGCCGCGTCACCGGCGTGGCCGATGCGCCCACCGGCGCCGGGATCTGCGACGACTTCCGGCCACGCTTTGCAGTCGACGTCGAAGTGCTGGGTCAGGATGGCGAGCCGGATACAAGCCTGCCGATGTTGGCTGGCGTACCGCTGCCCATGCCGATGGGCGGGGACGAGATGGGCTTTTTCGCGTTCCCGGCCGAGGGCACCACAGTCGTGCTCGGATTTGCCTACGGCCTGCCGCACAAGCCATTTATTCAGGCGATCCTGCCCCACGGGCTCAGCCTGCCAAAGGTGCCCAAACGGGAGCAGGTCTGGCAGCACAACGACGCCTCTCAGCAGCGCGCTGAGGCCGACGGCAGCTGGTTGCGCACGACCGATGGGCGTATTCGGGACGCGTCCAGCGAGCGCGAGGTGCAGAGCCTCAGCAATTCGGAGAAACACCAGAGCACGGTGATCGAGGTCGATGATCATTCGACTGAAACCGTCGGCGGTATCAAGAAAATCGAAGCCCTGGGCGCGCTCAAGTTGCTTTCCGGAGGATCGGCCAGCCTGGCGGCGGTTGACGACCTGCACGCAGCCACAGGGCGAGATTACAACCTGGTCGTCGCGCAAAAGCTCAACAGCGCCGTGGGTGGTGACCTTCTTGAAGTCATCAAGGGGCACCGCCGAAGCGTGTCGCCGAAGAACTGGATCGGCTCTGAGGACGTGAACGTCCTGCAGGTGCTGTGCGATTTGATCGACGTGGTCATCCAGATGAATGGCGACATTGCTAGCCATCAGCACGGATCCAGCCCAGTCCCAACCAACGCGGCGAGCTTCGCCGGTCATGCCGGTACCGGCGCACAACTTTCTGGGCAGCTGATGCCCATCACGGGAGCGTAATTTGGAACTTAAGAACTACTTCGCCCAGGACGACCAGGGCAACGCTCTCGGCGGCGCGACCTGTTACCTGTATCAGCGCGGCACTGAAAGCCAAGCCAGCGGTATGCAAAAGGCCAATGGCGTGGCATTGCTGAATCCCATGACCGCCGATGAACATGGATTGATCCAGTTTGCAGCACCCAACGGTCTCTATGATTTGCGCGTGCTTAAGGGGAACCGTGACTACCGCATCCATCTGCAATTTAACGATGTGGCAGAAGACGTCGTGGCCGCGCAGGACGCAGCCAACCGAGCGCAAGCCGCGAGCGAACTTGCCCAGTTGAAGTCCGGCGCCTATCCAAGCGTCGAAGCCGGACTTGCGGCTACGTCCAGCGGGCAGTTGTTCCAGGTGCTAAGCGAATCCACCAGCGATTATCTGATCCTCTACTTGAACAATACCGGCGCCGCGGTCGAGCAGCGGCGTTATCCATCGGCGCTGGCAATTGACGCCGTGAGCAGTTTGATCAGTGGCGACCAGAACAACTCGTTGTTCTTGAACCTCAATGATGCAGAGGGGGGAGTGCTGGGAGACATTTCCACCAAAGGACTATCCATTCTCGGCTTGGAGATTCACCAGAGTGACGATTTCAGCGGAATCTATGACGACGACGGTGCCGTCATCTTGCACTCTGACAAGGATCGCATTCTGTTGGGTGGGCTCGAAATCAAACCGAGCTCCTACCCTGGGATCGCCCTGGTCGATGAAGAGAACTGTTTGGTTGCTGATCTCTCTGTGCCGGCCGGCGCATCGTCCCTTGAGCAAGCTGACCCGTTCGAAAGGGGATTGCTGTTCGAACCATTGATTGCGACCTCACCAGGTGGAGCCGCCAAGATTTATGCCCAGGGCTTATTGCCGCGCCGGGAACTGGCCCCTTACGTCGTCACCAGTCTGTCGAGCGTGGTGAATGAGGTCAGTGATACGGCGCCGGTGCTGCCGGTCGACGCGGTACGACTGGGGGCAACCGCAACACTCAACATGCGCCCATTGAACAACCCCGATAGCCGTCGGTTGATGACGTTGACCCTGAAAAACGTGCCAGTGCAAAGCCCGTCGGTGGCGAAAAACATCCTCGCAATAGGCGACAGCATCCTGAACTACTCGGGTCCTCTGCTATTGGGCCAGTACCTCAACGAACTCGGCATTAGCCCAAATTGGATCGGGACGCTGAAAAGCTCGGTTTCCACTGAGCTGAATGCAGACGGTCCAGTGTCTGAAGGCCGATCGGGTTGGGAAACCGGTGACTTTACTTACGCCATTACAGATCGTGCCTACATCGTCGAGCCTGGCCAAGAGGCTGTTTATCAGGCGATGGATAAAGTACAAAAAGTTCGATACAACCCATTTTTGCGACTGGCGCTTCCCTCAGATGATCCCGCGTTAGTCCGTAATGGATATATCTTCGACTGCGCGTTTTACCAGTCGCGTTTCAATCTTCCGACGCCAGATGTTGTAATTCAGGCATTAGGAACGAACGATACGCGCGACCGAAGTGCCGAGAGCATATATAATCATGTTTATGAAAATGATCTTATCATCTATCGTCAGATCAAGGCCGCATGGCCTAATGCAAAGATTATTCGAACTCTCCCTGGTACGGCGACCACATCAGAGCGCAATGCTCTTTGGACCAGTCACTACGTTCCATTGATTCGAGCAATCCAAGCAGCAAGAACAGAATACAACGACACCAAACTTTGTGTAGCGCCACTGTGGGCAATGACCGCAACTGATAGTGGTTATTTTGTAACGGTATCGAGACCAATTGGGGCTGATGGGTTCAGAGACGGTAGTTGGGACGATTCGATTCATATTTATGATTCGACTCGGCGAGGATATTACAAAACGCTCGCTCCATTTGTTGCCGGTTCACTCTTAAACATAATTTGAACGTAGGGAAAATAATATGGGTTCAACAATTACTGCACCAGGTGTGACCGCTCCATGGAACGCTAAGGTCCGTCCACCGGTTTCACGGGGTCTAGAGGCATGGTTTACATTCGATACGGACCCGACTCGATTCAGTTTCAACCGCGCTGTTGGGAAAGGGGACGCCATCATCACCGGCGCGCCACAGGCCTTTACAACTCACGGTCGATTCAAAGGGATGACCAACTTCCTGCAGACGCAGGTCAGTGAAACGGCTGACCAGACCATCATCGTGATCGGCAAAGCCGCGGCGCCTATTCCCGAGGGCGCATCGGCGGGCGGTGACGCCAATACCCCTTATTACGTGGGTAACCGCTATGGCGCGTCGATTCCTGCTGGCTACACGGGCGTAGCGCTGGGCACGTCTCTGTATCATCGGAACCCAACCACTCTGACCTCCACGGGTGGACGGTTGAACAGCGCAGGCACTAACGCTGATATCGGTGCTGTGGACCTAGCGGCAGACGTGCCAACTGATTGGGGTATTCGGGCGATCCGAGTCGCCGCATCCGGCGTGAACATCGTTCAAAACATTACCCGGGGAATCCGCCGGGACGGGACGCTGGCCACTTCTCGGGTTCTCTCCGATGCCAAGCACCGCATTGGTAGTGCGACCACTAGTTTCGGCGCCGAGGTCGATATTTCCGCTGTGGCTATTTACTCGGCCTTCCTGTCGGACCTTGAGCTTTCTCAGGTCGTGGCGAGTATGCGAAAGAGAATGAGTCGATTGGGGATAGCGGTTTAGCAATCGAGAACATGGCCCTTTTGGGCCATGTTTGATTTTGTGTGCTACAACGGAGCTGCGGTGCAGAACTCTTTGAGCGCGTCATTTGTGACTATGTATGGTTCTACCCGCATAATTCTTTTGTCGCGGGGGTACCAGATAGCCCTGAACTCAAATTGCGGAGCGAAAATCTCTTCTTTAATCATGGTTGCTGACTGGTAGGAGTGATTAGGGTCAAACGTTTCACTTCGTGATTGATATTTGACTATTCCAAATAATGGCGGGTCGACTTCCATTGCTTCTGCATTGATTAGCTTTGTCAGCGTTTCGTAAAAAACCCAGGGTCGGGAAATCTTTACGCACGTTTCAGCATCTTCGAATTCTTCCAGGACCTCTCGTCCAAACTTCAGAGATGTGCAATGTACAAAGCAATCTCTATCATCAAATGGGGTAACCAGTGTAATTCCCTTTATGCTGTTTCCTGAGCCTGAGCCAAACAGGCGAGATAAATCTACAGCTTGTTGGTCGATACTTGGTGACCCGGGGATTTCAGCGTCCTGATGCCACTCCGTGATTGCGTGGCTGACAGTTTTCGTTCCTTCGGTGGGGTCTGCGATACCCCGCTTGTGCTCGCTCTTCCTAAAGTCGTAGAGCGTGCCAACACGCAGATTGCCGTGATTCAATAAATTATCGTTGTATTTTTGGCTAGAGTACCGAAACAGCTCATTGATTTCGCCCATAGATTTCCCTCTCTTACCTGATTGGTTTCATTCCAAATTGAATGTGCTGCTGGCAAAGCAAACCTTCGCTAGTAGCGACGGTTCTCCGCCAAGGTGAGTGATGATCGATGCTTCCGTCAACGGTTGGACCGAAAAAACCTAACGAAACAAAAAACCTTGAGCTTGATGGAGACGACTACTCCAGGCGGCACCACCAAGACTGGGCATAAGCACAGCCGTCGATGTATTCGATGCCGCTCAGGACAAACCCAGTAATGGCCATTCCCGCCAGTGTTGCATCTAGCAGCCGAGGTAGAGGGTCAGGGTCATTGGGTAACCCCACTGCGACGCGGGCGACGTTCGCGCTGCGGCCGAGCTCAACGTTATTCTCAGAGTTCACCATCACATTTCCCTTGATTGGTGGATAGCGGCGCCGCTCTTGTGGAGTCAAGGCCACGCCTTGTCTTCGCATAGGTGTTACGAGCATATGCATGATCTACCCGTCCTATTCGCCACTCTGTCGGTCAAGCAGTGCTTCCACGGCGTAGGCCAATGCTCCATCTGCCTGCTCTAAAAGGTCGCTGAGATCGTCGCTATCGATGACTCCATCCCGATGCAACGCGTGGGCCTGCCTTAAGAGCTCCTTGTGGCGAGTACCAGGTGCAGTAAGCAGCGCGATTTCGTCTTGCAGAAGAACGTTCCATTGCGCAAGCGCTGTCGTCTTTGCGTGCGGCGCCTCACCGTTTTTCTCGATCATCACAAAACACCCCCGGTCCCACTCAAAAATAACTGTATGTATACACAGTATATCGCGGCGGTATGAGTTGGCTATGGCCGTCCGATGAAACCCATTCGCGACCGGCGACGGCTAGCCCCCGACGAAAATCGCCACGCCAAGAAAAAAACCTTCAAAAAAGCACTTATCCCCCTCCCGCCGACGGGCCTTGTGTCCTTTTTTTGTGCAAATCCGGATGTAGTGCAAACGAAGCTGCAGCCCAGGCGGGCCGTGGGGCTCTGCAGGCGATCGGCAATTTCACAGAATGCAAAGTTTTGAAGGGAAATGAAGCGCGGGTGCACAGCGGCGCAGAGTGCGGTCACGGATGGGGGCGCGCTGGAGTGCCCGGTTTCATTGGGCGAAAAGTTTGAAAACGTGGGTTTCGGCGGATTTTCAAAAACGCACACGATCTTTTTTGGGCGGAGATGGGCTGTGTCCGGGCATAGGTTGAATTCCCTGCAAGCGACGGCTGACGTGGGCTGTGGCCGGTTTGATGGATTTCACAGAACTGAAGGCGAGGGACTGATCAGATTCACCTCCTTGCAGCCAATACGTCCCCCAGAAAAAACAGCGTTTTTCTTGAGATTGATTCTTAAAGACGGGGAGGGCATTTCAAAAAGAGCGATATGAGTAATACGGGGTAGCTAATCGAGCTGGAGCCCCCGGTTTTACTGGGGCTAGCGGTATTACATGGCAAAGTAATATTAAGCGATATGAAAAGTAATATTCCGGCCAAACCCCCGGATTCATTGGGTTTTAAGGAATAGAATTATAGCTTTATAGAAAGGTAATACTATCGCCTTCCTATCGCTTAAATATCGCCTTTTCCTGAAACGGCTGGACTCCTTTATTTACAAGGGCTGTAGCCGATTTTCGGATGGGATATTACTAATATTACTTTTTTTTCGAACCCCCACGGATTTTAGGATTGGTACCTATACGGGGGTTGGGGTCAGGCTTTACGGCTGTTTGCGACTGATTTCATCAAACGTCCCCCAATACGGCCCCCAGTGGGATGCGGTACGGGCTGAACACAGCTACAGGCCTTGAAAATAGTGGAGCGGGTGAAGGGAATCGAACCCTCGTTATCAGCTTGGGAAGCTGGAGTAATGCCATTATACGACACCCGCTCAGAGCGGT